AAACAAAGATACCAAATACACAAGAAATTATATTCGGAACGAAATGATGCCACATGCATTACACGTTAACCCAGGTTTGCATACTTTGGTTAAAAAAATAGTTGAAAAGCAACTCTAATTCATATATACTTAACACTTTCAAGGAGAAAATATGTCCACTACTAAAACTTTCAGCGGCGATCAAAAGATCAAACTCACACAACTTATCAACGAGGGCATGGCAACTATGCATGAGATTGATACATTGAATGGTGGGTTGACTGATACCATCAAAGCAGTCGCCGAAGAACTTGAAGTTAAACCTTCTGTTCTGAAGAAAGCTATTCGGGTTGCACACAAAGCAAGTCTAACACAGACTAATCAAGATAACGAAGAACTTAACACCATCCTAGAGACAGTTGGCAAAACTCTATGACGGTATCACGTCCAATAGATGATTACTGGGCAGAGGTAGGTACCTATAACCCGCTCAATATGCATAGACCGGAGCACGTTGCTGTTCTGTGTAAAATAAATATTGAAGATAATCCTATTTTAGAAAAACATAGAGAGAAATTATCTGAGCTATTCTACCAGTCACACGGTCAAACATACCAAGATATGTTTGCATTGATGTTTCTTGGATATAAGACAAATGGATACTTTGTAGATTTTGGTGCAACCGATGGGTATGATATCAGCAACACCTACATTCTAGAAAAAGACTACGGTTGGAATGGTATTCTAGTAGAACCTGCAACACAATGGCATGCTAAACTAGCACAGAATCGTAGTTGCAATATAGATCATGGTATTGTTTGGAAAGCGAATGAAACAGTTCTTTTCAATGAACGCCATAGGGGTGATGCTAGTGTTGCGGTTGAATATCTTAACAAGGCTGATGAACCAACTGGATTTGATATCAAAGAGCAATACGAACTCCAAGGTATCACTTTGACCTCATTACTTGAAAAGTACGATGCACCAAAAGACATTGATTATATTTCAATGGACACTGAGGGTAATGAGATTCAGATCCTTGAATCATTTGACTTTGACAAACACAAGGTAAAGTTCTTTACTATCGAACACAACTACAAAGAAGATAACCGTAATAGAATCTATCAATTATTAACTAGTAAAGGTTACGATAGGGTACTAGAGCATTTGTCCGGTTGGGATGACTTTTACGTGTTAAAAGAGTACAATAATATCTAATGAGTTACATAGACGCAATCCACGATAGAGATAGCGACCGCATTTATGTGGTCGAAAGAACGCCTGAAGGTCAACGAACCTATAAGGAGTTTCCAGCCAATTATATATTCTACTACAGTGATCCTAAGGGTAAGTTTCGCAGTCTATACGGTGATCCTGTAAGCAAGTTCAGTACACGTAAACGTACAGAATTTGAAAAAGAACGTAGAATTCACAACGGTAAGAAATTGTTTGAGAGCGATGTTAACGCAGTCTTTCGTTGTCTCTCGGAAAACTATCTTGGTGTTGATGCCCCTAAGCTTCACACTTGCTTTTTCGACATTGAAGTAGACTTTGATCCTGTTAAAGGGTTCAGTCCTACTAGCGACCCATTCAATCCAGTTACAGCTATCAGTTGTTACTTAGATTGGCTTGATACTTGTTTCACATTAGTTATTGCGCCTAAGCACATGACTAAAGAAACAGCACAAGAAATCGTCAAGGAATTTCCTAACACACTATTATTCGACAACGAGAAAGATATGTTTGATGTTTTCTTTCAGTTGATTGAAGATGCTGATGTATTGACTGGTTGGAATTCAGAGGGCTATGATATTCCCTACATGGTCAATCGTGTTACACGTGTAATGAGCAAAGATGATACTCGCAAGTTCTGCTTGATGGGTCAATTGCCTAAGCCACGTGAGTACGAACGATTCGGCAAGACTGAAATGACATTTGACCTTATTGGTCGCATTCACCTTGATTATCTACAACTTTACAAGAAGTATAACTATGAATCTCGCCACAGTTATAAACTTGATGCCATTGGTGAAATGGAAGTAGGTGAGAACAAAACACAATACGAAGGTACTCTTGACCAATTGTATAACAAAGACTTTAAAAAGTTCATTGAATACAACAGACAAGATACGATGTTGTTGGTTAAGATCCACAACAAACTAAAATTCCTTGATCTAGCAAATGCGCTAGCACATGAGAATACAGTGTTATTGCCCACTGTCATGGGTTCTGTAGCTATGATTGAAATGGCTATTATGAATGAAGCACATGAAAGAGGCTTAGTTGTTCCTGATAAAAAACGAAAGACTGAAAATGATGATGAAATTCAACAAGCGGCAGGTGCCTATGTTGCTACGCCCAAAAGAGGACTACACGAATGGGTCGGAGCAGTTGACATTAACTCGCTCTACCCATCAGCGATCCGTGCTCTTAACATGGCACCGGAGACCATCGTTGCTCAAGTCAGACAGACTATCACAGACCAGTACATGAAAGACAAGGGCATGAAACTTGCCCGAGAAAAGAAGTACTATAGAGATGGTGATGACGATGTTACGGGTGCTATTCTATGGGAAGGATTGTTCGGTGCGTTAGAGTACACAGCAATTATGAATCAAGAACGTGGCACAATACTAACTGTTGACTATGAAGATGGTCGCAGTGTGGAAATGAGTGCGGCAGAAGTTTGGAAGTTAGTGTTTGATAGTCATAAGCCCTGGATGCTAAGTGCGAACGGTACAATTTTTACATATGAGAAAGAGGGAGTGATTCCCGGTCTACTAAGTAGATGGTATTCTGAACGTAAAGAAACACAGAAGCTAGCAAAAGAAGCATATGGCACTGATAAGTTTGAATATTACGATAAGCGTCAACTTGTTCGTAAGATTTTGCTTAACTCAGCATATGGCGCATTGTTGAACGAACACTGCCGTTTCTATGATAAGCGCATTGGTCAAAGTGTTACATTGAGTGGTCGTCAGATTGTTAAGCACATGATGAGTCAGATTAACAGTGTTATCACTGGGCAGTATACTCACGAAGGTGATGCTATTGTTTATGGCGATACTGACTCATGCTATTTCAGTGCTTATAATACAATGAAACCTCAAATTGATGCAGGCGAACTTGAGTGGAACAAAGAGACTTGTATTGGTCTGTATGATGCAATTGCTGATGAAGCGAACAGTAGTTTCCCTGCATTTATGGAGAAAGCATTTCATTCTCCTCGCAAGAATGGTGAGATTATCAAAGCAGGTCGTGAATTGATTGGTGATCGTAGTATCTTTATCACCAAGAAGCGTTATGCTATCAACATCTTTGATAAAGAAGGCAAACGTAAGGACAAAGAGGGTGCTCTTGGTGATATCAAAGCTATGGGTCTTGATTTGAAACGGGCTGATACTCCTAAATACGTACAAGAGTTCTTAATGGACGTTCTTGAAATGGTTCTACAACGAGGTAAAAATCGTGAGGATATCATTGAACGTGTTAAGGAATTCAAACGTGTTATGGTTGCTCAGGATAGTTGGACGAAGGGTTCTCCTAAGTCAGTTAACAATCTAACTAAGCATACTATTGCGTTTGAGAAGACTGGTAAGTGTGGTGTTGGTCACGCACGTGCCGCAATCAATTGGAACTATCTACGCAAAATGAACAGTGACAACTATTCAATGCAAATTATAGATGGTATGAAAATCATTGTTTGTAAACTGAAGCCTAATCCATTAGGCTTCAACTCAATTGCTTACCCGGTTGACGAACTACGATTGCCACAATGGTTCAAAGAATTACCATTCGATGATAACGAAATGGAAAAGACACTAGTTGACGAAAAAATCGACAACTTATTGGGAGTACTTGATTGGGATATCAAGAGCAACATTGATGTTAAGTCAACGTTTGACGATTTGTTTACATTTGGTTAAACTGGTGTTGACTTTTGCAATAAAACCCATCATAATACAAGTTATAACTTCCTAAATATATAGGACACACAAAGGAAAAACATGAAAGATTATTTACTAGACCTCATTCAACATACACATGGCTTAGGCGACATTGACTTGGTCAAGATCGTTGGTACTGACAAAGAAACTCAAGTCAGTGCAGTAGCTGAAAACAAATCAGTAGTTGTGACTGGCACATTCAAGTCACCAATTGCAGATTTTATCGGCACATTTGGTATGCCTAACTTAGGTAAACTAAAGACAATCCTTGGCTTTGAAGAATATGATAATACTTCTAAAATCAACATAACTCGTACTCAACGTGACAATGAAGAAGTACCGACTACGATTCACTTTGAAACAAGCAACGGTGACTTCATTAACGACTATCGCTTGATGACTAAAGGTATCGTTGAAGAAAAGGTTCGCACACTGATGTTCAAGGGTGCTAACTGGAACGTTGAGTTTGAACCTACTGTTGCAGGTATCTTGCGTTTGAAAAAGCAAGCAAGTGCTAACAACGAAGAACAGCATTTTATCATCACTACTGTTGGTAATGACTTAAAAATCAACTTTGGTGACCCATCAACTCACTCAGGCAACTTTGTGTTTCATGCAGGTGTTACTGGTAAATTGACTCAGCCTTGGAAGTGGCCCGTGAAAGTATTTCAGTCTATCATGGATCTACCCGGCGATAAGACTATCAAGATTGCCGATCAGGGCGCAGTTGAAATCACTGTTGATAGTGGTCTTGCAACATACAAGTATCTATTGCCTGCTCAATCAAAATGATTGACTACTTAGTCGGTGGTGAGTATCTTAATGTTACTAGTAACAGAGGTGCTCAGCCTTATATCAATATGAGTAGCACTCAGCCTATGATCGGTGTATTGTCGTATGATCATAGCAGTCAGAATATGAAAGTTTACGATGGCAATAACTGGCAGACAATTGGCGGCGGCAGTGCTACTGTAAATTTGTCAGTTAATGCTATCGCTATATTCAAATGGGTTGAACATAAGATGACAGAAGAAGCAGAGTTGAAAGCATTATGTGAGCAACATCCTACTATTAAAGATATTGTTGACCAGATGAATATGGATATTGCAAGTTATCAACACAAGATTGCTATGATAAAAACACTAATTAAAGAAGAAGAAAAAGTTGGAACAAATTAACTTATCACAACAACAAAAAGACGACTGGGCACTGTTCTTACCGGCAGTGTCTAGCTTTTTCATTAGTGGATTGGGAAAACAACGTGAGGGCAACAACTACTTTGATGCCGCACGTATTCCTGCAGGATTCAATGGTGACGTTGAATGCTTGAACTTTCTAAACAGCAAAGAA